ATAAATTTTTGGAAAAATATAATAAACGTACAGGTAAATGGGAATCAGTAGAGATTGATCTAAGTGATCCTGAGATTTTAGAAACATTAGAGATAATGTCTAGCGAAATGGCAATAACGATAAAGAAAGAAAAAATGTCTATGGGTTTAGATAAAATCAATGATGAAGAAAGCAATTGATTGTAAGGTATTAACGTTAATAGTAACGTTAAGAGATACATTAATTATTTAGATAATTAATTACGTTAAGGAGAAACGTTAATGGCAATAAAGAAAAAAAGCAAACCTACGCTAAAAGAGATGATGGCTATTATGGGAAAGATGATGATTCATATAGAAACATTAAAAGCAGATATTACCAATAATGCTAGAGTCGTAGATGAATACATACAGTTTAATGAAGATAAGGATGATTTTGTTCAGTACTTAAAAGAAAAACTAGATATAGATGATAAAGATAAAAAAGAAACTGAAAAAGAATAGCTTTAAACCTGTAGAGTATTCTGTATGGGAAGAAAAGGAAGCTACGGATCTTTCTTATAAACATTGGCAAAAATGCGAAGAGGGCGATCTAGGTATTAGTGATGACGGCTTTGTAAGTGAATGTTTGTATAAAAAGAAGTATAAGAACGGAACAGAGATGACGTTTCCCTATGGTAGACAATGGTTGGGACATAATAGAAGTTTAGAGTTCAAACCGCACTGGAGAACTAAGAACTTTAATACAGTGTCTACTAAACCTTATACAGAGATAGAAGCTAAAAGTAAACGTGCAGAACTAGCAGTAGATAGCTATTTGGCTTACAAAATGGCAGGAGAATCGCCAAACCTAGAAGTAATTGGTAAGTTGTATAGGCCTGACCAAGATAAACCCGAGATTGCTGCAAAAAGATTATTAAAGTCTAAAGAGGTAAAAAAGATGATTCAAAAGAAATTACAAGAAGTGTTAACTGAAAAAGAAATAGATGAAGGATACGTGTTAGATGTAATGAAGGATGCTATACTAGTAGCTAAAATGAAAGAAAATAGCGGCGATATGATTCGTGCTGCTAAAGAGTTATCAGTATTTTTAGATATGGCACCACACAAACAACAAGTAACAGAATCGTTAGAGATGGATATAAGCCATCAAATTTCTAATCAGTTTGAAACGCAAAAGAAAAAATTAAAAGCAACACAAAAGAAAGAGCTTCCAAGTGGAGAAACGGATAGTACTAAGAGGTAAAGAAAAAAATTTGTTAGTATTTTTAGCTACGTTTATCCAAGTAGCTGCAGATATGGACTTAGATGTAACTATTATAATTGATGAATAAAGACGACCTACTATTAGAAATGCAACAGGATATGTTATTATTCGGCCGAATGGTTATGCCGAATATGTTTAGCAGTGAATCTCCTCCGTTTCATTACGATCTTACAGATCAATTACTAGACACAGAATCTAAACAGATAAATATTATAGCACCACGTGGACACGCTAAGAGTTCAGTAGCTGCTGGTATTTTTCCTTTGTTTCATTTAATGTTTACAGAAGGCGTAAAAGTAATTGTACTTGTGTCTAGAACGCAATCACACGCTACAAAGTTATTAGGAACCATAAAAGATGTGCTTGACTATTCGCAAGAATTTCGATACTTCTTTGGGTATTGGGGAATGCAGTCTGCTAAGAAGTGGACCAATACAGAAGTAGAGTTAAAAGACGGTAGTTTGATTATTTGTAAAGGTACAGGGCAACAGATACGTGGTATTAAGCATGGTAATCAACGACCAACATTATTAATATTAGATGATCCAGAAGATGAAAATAATACTAAAACCGCAGAAGCTATGGAATATAATTTACGTTGGCTGTTGCAATCTGGTGTTCCATCCCTTGACCCGCTATCTGGTAGAATATGTGTTATTGGTACTCCGCAGCATGAACGTTGTATGGTGGAAACCTTGAAAGAAATGAAAGGTTGGAACACATTAGAGTTTAGACCTGACCTAGAAAAAGGCGTAGCACTATGGGATGAAGTGTGGCCAATTGATAAATTAAAACAAAAAAAAGCAGAATTAGAAAGTATTAATAGACTATCTGTATTTTATAGAGAGTACCTATGTCAAATAGTTGGAGATGAAGATGCACTGTTTAGACAAGAGTATATTCAGAACTATGACGGCTATATCGAAAAGAATGAACAAGGATTGTCAACTCTCATCCTGACGAACCTAAATGGTGAGGAAGTAGAAGAGAGGCGACCTGTAAACATTTTTACAGGAGTCGATCCTGCATCTAGTACAAGAAAAACAGCAGACTATTCTGTGATATTTAATATTGCAGTAGATGAAGAAGGTAATAGATTTTGTTTGCCCTATTATAGAAAAAGAGCAACGCCTTTAGATTTAGCAGATGCTATTATAAATAATTTTAAAACATACAGAAGTACCAAGACAAGAATTGAGTCTGTTGGTTATCAGGAAATGCTAAGACAATACATCAAGGAAAAAGCAGAAGAAATGGGTATGTTTATACCTGGTCTTGAAATAAAAGAAAATCCTAGAACAAGCAAATCTTATAGATTAGAAAGTTTGCAACCTTTGTTTGCTAGTAATAAAGTATACATACAACCTACTATGCAAAACTTTATAGATGAGTTGTTATTGTATCCTAGAGGTAAACACGATGACTTGTTAGATGGATTTTTTTATGCTAATAAAAATTGCTATAAACCTTTACACGAATCAAGCTTTACAGCTAAAAAAGACAAGTTATTTGGGTTATTGACGAGAAAAAGCTGGAAAACTCTATAATGTTCTTGACTTTTATTGAAATATTCTTATAAGTTAATAAAGAGGTTATGCGTATAGATATAAATAAATATCGATTTGATTTAGATCAATTTGATAAAATCTTACATAAAACAACAAAGATTCAAACACCAAAAGGGTACAAGGTTATAAATGCCAGAACAAATAAAGAAAAGAACAAAAGCGTCAAGAAGTAATTTAGACGATAAATTGTCTGATGTATTTGGTTTTGAAAAAGGCGAGGTACAGTATGAAGATGGAGAAATCCATGAAGAAGTACAAGAATCTTTAGAGTTGTTAAATGAATACGATAACTCTCGTGAAGCTTGGGCTGTAAAATTCCAAGAGTCTTTAGAGTTTAGAGCGGGTGCTCAATGGACAAATGATGAACGTGAAGTATTGGAATCACGTGGCCAAGCACCTATTGTTGTAAACAGAATCCATCCTATTGTTGAAACCGCAAAATCTTTACTTACGTATAACTCACCTCAATTTCGTTCAACAGCAAGAGAAGATTCCGATAGAGATACAGCCAAAGTTTTTTCTGATTTGTTTTCATGGGTTTGGGACCAATCATCAGGAGATGAAGAATTAAAAAAAGTTATTGATGACTATTATGTCGGCGGTATGGGAGTAATGAATGTTTATCAAGATCCCGATGCTGATATGGGTAAAGGAGAAGTTTATATTAAAGGTGTTAATCCTTTAGATGTTTACATAGATCCTAACGCAAAAGATGTTTATGCTAGAGATGCTGCTAATATTTTAGTTGTAAAATACATTACAGACGAACAAGCTATGCAAGTATATCCCGAGTATATGGATATTATTTTAGATGCAGAAAGTGCTGTAGATGGCGATGAAGATTATCCTGAAACAGATTTATCTGCTACAGAAGGTCAAATATTTAGCACAGACGAAACAACTACTTATCACAGTAAAAGAAAGTATATTGAAAAATATACAAAAGAAATGCATCAATACTATAATGTTTATGAAACTTTTTCTAGAAAAGAATTATTGTTTAATAAAGACGAATATGAAGAATATTTAAAAAGAAGATATATAAAACTATCTAAAATTACAGGTGAAGAAATTATTATTTTTGATGAAGTTGCAATGGATGAACTTTATAACATACTACAAACAGTAGGACAAGTATTTCATTTTACTTTACCTGAACCAGAATTTGACGATCAAGGAAATATTATACCACAAGAACCTAAAAAAGTTCCAGGACCAGAAGATAAAGATGGAATACCAGGAAGTACTACCTCTATTATACCTATTACCGCAGAAGAATTAATAGGTATGGAAAAAATAGAGTCTATAGTTATTGATAAATGTTGTGTTAAACAATGTGTAACAGTAGGAAATAATTTATTATATACTAGAATATTACCTATTGAAGATTATCCTATTATACCAATAATGAATATACACCATAGAAATCCTTATCCTGAGTCTGATGTGAGATTATACAGACCATTGCAAGAGTATATTAACAAAATTCGTTCTTTAATTATTGCTCATGCAAGTACAAGTACAAATGTTAAATTATTGATTCCTCGTGGTTCAGCAGACCTCCGACAAATTGAGGAGGAGTGGAGTAAAGCGGGGACTAGCGTTATTGAGTTTGATGCTGAGCTTGGTGCACCTATCGTAGCTGGTCCCGTACCACTTCCAAATGAGTTATATAAAAATGAAGCTGATGCTAAATATGACTTAGAGTATGGATTTGGTATTTTTGAATTAATGCAAGGAAGCGGAATGAATGCTCCTTCTACCTATAGAGGAACATTAGTTGTAGATGAGTTTGGTCAAAGACGTATTAAATCCAGAAGAGATGACGTAGAAAACTTTTTAAATCAAGTAGGTAAGGTTGCTGTACCTTTAATGCAACAAATGTATACAGAAGAAAAAGTTGTGCGACTAGTACAACCTAATGGCACAGAAAAAGAAGAAAGATTTAACTTTTTTAAAGAAAGTGAAACAGGAGATGTTAAAATGTTTCACGATGTAGCTATAGGCAGATACGATATTAAAGTAGTTGCTGGTTCTACATTACCTACAAACAGAATGGCATTATTAAATACTTATATGCAAATGTTCCAAATGGGTTTAATAGACCAAGCAGAAGTATTAAAGAAGTCAGAAATTATAGATATAGATGGTGTATTAGAGCGTTCAGGACAAATGAAACAACTAGCACAACAACTACAAATGACACAAGAAGAATTGAAAAAGGTCAAAGGCGACCTACAAACTGCTATGCGTGAAGAGCTACATGCTAAGAAACGTTTAGAAGTAGAAAAATTTAGTGGCGATTTAGATAAAATATCTAATCGTGCTGAAGCTGCTACCGAGATGTATAAATCAAGGATAGCGGATAGTGAAAAAAATCTGATGAACTCAGTGAAACAAGTATCTAAAGAACAAATGCAAGAAGAAGAACAAGATTCACCTTCTGCTGCAATTGAGGCACTTGAAGAGATTGAGAGTTAGAGAAAGGTAAAACATACTATGAATAATGAAGAGATAACGAATACAGATCCACTATTAGCAAATCAGGGAACTGCCCCTGCATCTGCTGAAGATGATAATATCTTTAACGAGATATTTGGTGAACAAGAAGTGAGTAAATACGTTGCACCTATTGAGCCAAAACAAGATGAAGGTTACCTATCAGAAGGAACCGTAGACGTGAATCCTAAGGAAGATCCTAATCAATTTCAGTACTGGCAAAGCCAAGCTGATAAAAAGGATGCAGAACTACAAGAGTTAAAAGCTAGAATGGACAAAGTGGAGCAATCAGCACCACCTGTACAATCTGCTGCTCCAGTAGAAACGCAACCAGAGCCTATTCAGGAAACAGTACAAAAACCTGTTAAGCCTGCTAGACCAACCGATTTTGATTCTTCCGAAGCACTAACTGATCCAAATAGTAAGTCTGCGAAGTATGTTGCAGCAAGGGACCAGTATTTAGAAGAAATAACTGAATACAATGAACTTCAGGTATCTAACCAACAACAGTTAGCAAAACAACAACAGCAACAAGCTGTACAAGCAGCAAATCAAGCTAAGTTGATTAATGAATTGCAAGCTAAATATAGTTATACACCAGAAGAAGCTAATGATTTTATTGTAAAAATGTCTTCACCAGAGTCATTGTCCTTAGACAATTTAGTAAAACTGCATAGAGGCGACCAACAGCAGGGACAACCTGTAACGAGTCCATCTACAGCAGATTTGCAATTAGAAGTGATGAGACAACGCAAAGAAAAATTAGCAATCCCTAAACCTATTACGACACAGCCGAGTGCTAACGTGCAGTCATCTAGAAAAATAGAAGATCAAATGATGGATTCCATGATTGGAAGTTTCAAGAAAAAGAATCCATTTAGTTAAAAACCTAAAAGGAGAGAGGCAAGATGGCTAATCAATATAGTATCACACCTGGTGTGACTTTAGATGGTGCAAACGGAAGCGCTAGCTCTATTAATGATTCAAGAAGAATCTTTAATTTTGGAGAAAGAGTTGCTGAATTAGCACCGCAAACATCACCTTTTCTAACATATCTGGCTAGAGTCGGTAAGAAAGCTACAGACGATCCTGTGTTTAAGTTCTTAGAACAAAGACATCAGTATCAAAGACGTAACTTCCAATGTGCTCAGGCTAAAGATATAACTAATTATGGTTCAGGAAACTGGGCTGTAACTGGTTTAAGACTGGATGCACCTTATGACCAGTTTGGTAGAGAAGTTGATACAAGTGTAAGACCTGAATTTTTAATTGTAGGTCAAATAATCGCTATAGAAGGCGAATGGGATGAAGACGGAGTTGATGGTTCTGATAAACCAGTTATTGCATATTTCAGGGTGACAGCTGTAGATAACGCAAGTGCTGATTATTCAGTAATTTCAGGTACATTCATCAAAGCAATATTAAAACCAACACATTCTGCTAATGGAGCAGATGCTGCAACTAAGGGCTTAGTAGCTCCTGGAGCAGACGATCACTTACGTTTAGATGATAACGTTAAAGGTCAAGTAGTTGGCTCAGCATACGCTGAGGGTCACGATGGTGACACTTTAGAAGGATGGAAAGATGAGTTCTATTCAAGAGAGGGTTATACTCAAATCTTTAAGACTCTTGTTCCATTATTCTCAGGTACAGCGTTAGCTACACGTTATCGTGGAGTAGCAAACGAATATATGAGAGTTTATCAAGAAAAACTTATGGAACATAAGATGGATCTTGAACACGCTTTCTTATTCGGTATGGGTACTGACGATAGCACAGCAAGTGGACCATTACGTAGAACATGGGGTATCTTACCATATACAGAAGCATACGGAAAAGTGAAAACTTTTTCATACGGTTCAGCAACTTACGATTCATTCGTAGATGCAATGGAAGATGTATTCTCACCAGAATCTGGAAACAGTGGAGAGAAACTTGTTCTGTGTTCAAGAAAAGTTATGTCCTTCTTTAATAAATTAGGAGGTAACTCATTCTTAGGTAATATGATGGCTCAACAAGTAGACAGTCAAAGAGTTTATGCTGGTGGTTCTGGATTTGATATTCAGAATGTACAGAATGAATTTGGTATGAATGTAACTAGAATTTCTACTATTTACGGTGGAATTAACTTAGTTATGGAACCACTATTCAGAAATCAGCATGAAAACACTGCTATTATGATTGATCTGAACAACGTTGCTTACAGACCGTTAGAAGGTAATGGCGTATCAAGAGATACTCAAATTATCACTAACATCCAAGGCGATGGTGTTGATGGAAGAAAAGACATGATTCTTACAGAAGCAGGTCTTGAAATTTCATTACCAGAAACACACACTGTGTTACAATTTGTAGCATAATAATAACGAGGGGGATGAAATATTCCCCCTCACTTAACAGAGAGGTAATTATGAATTTTAAATTTAATGGTAAAAAAGTAAAAGCAGATATGACTAAACAGTTAGGATATGCACAAGCAGGAGCAACTAAATTTATTGATAGAGCTGGAGCTGCTGCATCTGCTGCAAAACGTATGGGTGCAAAAGCAACTGGACAAGCTGCCGTTGGTGGAGCAATTAATGCTTTTGGTAAAGGAATGAAATTAGCTAAAGCTAATCCTGCTATACTAGGAGCTACTGTTGTTGGAATGGGTATTCAAAATACTTATAATAGAATTAAGACAAGAAGGGCTAAAAAATAATGGGCGTAGCAACAAGAGCAGCTAAACAGCTTATGGCTTTAAGAAAGATGACTAAACCTAAATTGAATGATTTACAAAATTATTCTACTATTTTAGATGCAAGTAAGAAAGCAGGTACAAGACAAAGATTGTACAATGAAACTGGTATGCATAGCGCATGGGATGTTATTAAAAAGAGAAGAGGTAAATAACAATGAGTTTTCAAACTGACATAGAAGCTATAACTGGTAGTATTAGTAGTATTACTACTGAAGCTACTCAGTATTTAAGAGAAGGCGTAAAACAAGTTACTAAGTTTGTAATGAAAAATCCTGAAATGAAAATGAGATTAACTCAGGATGCAAGCTTAAACAATGTTTCTCCTCAGTTAGTTATGACTAATGTTTTACATATTGCAAGTGTAACAAGACTTGATGCAGATACAAATGGGCAGGCAAGATCTTGTATGGAAATACCAGAAGAACTTGCAGGTCAGTATGAAGATGTAAATAGTATTTACTATACTACAAAGTTAGATCCTAAATATTATGTAGCTAATAACATATTAAGCGTATTGCCTGAACCTACAGCAAATCAAACTGCTAAGGTAAAACATATTACGCCTGAAACTAATACAGCACTAAGTGAAAGCGATGTAGATAATTTTCCACCTGAGCTAAATAGAGGTGTAATCTTATATGCTGCAGGTGAAGTACTAAGAAAATTTTTAAGTTTGAAGAATGCAACATTAGTTGGATTGTCTATGCAAGATGTAGTTCCTCCAAGCTCTCCATCTTTAGATTCAATTATTTACAATGGACCTGGAAATGCAGATGTAGGCGGGGGAGCAACAGCAAGTACAGTTTCTAATGCTACAAACGTAACTGCTTCTAGCAAAATAAGCTTAGGAGCTGCGCCAAACTATGATAAGTTGCAAAGTTATGCATTATCAACAATTGGCAATATATCGGCTTTAGATTTGACAGGCATATCAATACCTAGCTCTAACATTGGTTTGTCCATAGTGACCTATTCTGGGCCTTCTAATAGCGATGTAGGTACTATATCAACTACAAGTGTTGGATTTAGCACTGCAATTACTTCAGGTGATAAAGCAGATGTAGCACCAACTCCAGTTTATAATACGCCTACTAATAGCGTAGATTTTACAACAGCTAATATAGGAGTAGACGCATATTTAGGAACTGAAGATATAGAATTAGCAAGTGCTGCTTTAAGAAAAGAACAACAAAAATTACAAGACTATCAAGCTGATATACAAAATAATTCAGTAGAGTTTAATAGTAGTGTAGAGAAATTTAGAGCTGATAATCAAATGTCTTTAGATAAAGTACAACGTGATTTACAAGTTAGTGTTCAAACAGCACAATTAGATTTAGCTGAAGCACAAGCAGACGCACAAATAGCATCTACTAAAAAAGATAGAGAGTTTGCTGAGAAGTCACAACGTTTAATACAAAATGCTATAAATGATATGTCTGCAGCAATTAAAGACAATGAATTTAAAATAGCAGAATTTAATGCGTTAATTAATAAATATCAGGCAGAAGTAAATACTACAATATCAGAACATCAGTCTAATATTGCTAGAGAAATACAAAAAGCTCAGCTATTAAGAAGTACAGAACTTTCACAGTTTGGTGTACAAATGCAAGATGAATTAAACAATTTTCAATCAGATGCTGTAAGTTATCAGTCTAACATACAAGCAGAGTTAGATAAAACACAAAGAGATCTACAAGCATTAATAGTAGAAGCACAAAATGATTTAAGTGCAGCACAAGCTACTGCTCAGTTAGCAACTAATGTAGCTTTACAAAATCAAGCAGAAAAATCACAACGATTGATACAGAATGCTATTAAAGATATGGAAACAGCAATACAAAATAATGCTGCTAAAATATCTAAATATAATTCTGAAATACAATCTTATGCTACGCAAGTAACAGAAGAAGTACAAAAATATCAAAGTGAATTGCAAGAAGTTGTACAAGATTATAATTGGATTGCTCAACAATATCAAATAACTAAAAATGATTTTATAGATTTTCTATCACCATATTTATTAACGAGAGGAGTGCAAAGTGAAGTTGCAGCAAATGATAGACCAAGTTAAAAAACATCATCCAGACTTAGGAGTTAATGAAATTATACATTTATTAAACCAGGCATCAGATGAATTTTGTTCTAGAACATTAATATTAGATGAAGCTACACAATTTACAACTGAAGCTAACAAACGTTATTATGGATTAAAAGATACTATACTAGAAATTAAATCTGTAGATCTAGAAGATGAAGACGGAAACCATGTAACGATAAAAAGATTAATGGGTAGACCTCAATATAGGGATTTAACATAATGGCGCATAATACAGAAAATACTATTACTAAGCACAAAGTATATTGGATAGAAAGAGATTCTATTGGTTTAGCAGAATACGATTCTACAAGAACTGGAAAAAATGCATACACAAGTTTAACAAGCGCATTAACTGTTACTTTGTTTTATTATAAAAAAGCTACTCATTTCAATACGTTAGATAATAATACTGCTATGACAGAACAAAGTGAAATACCATTACAATTTCATCAGTATTTAGTAGATAGAGTAGTACAGTTAGGGTATGAACAAAAACCAGAAATGATACAGATGGCACCATACTTTGAACAAAAATTTGAAAAAGGAATTAAAGAAGGAAAAATGTTTGCTAATCGTGGAAGAATTAGTGGAATCAGACACGTGAAGCAATCTAGCTTTTAGGAGGAAGCATGGCAAATAAATTAATAATTAAAAATTCGTTAGAACCGCAACAAGAAGTAATAGATTCAGCAGGTGGTAAAACGTATACTAATTTTCAAACAGAACAAAATACTGGAAATCAAGGCGGTACATATCAAAGTACATTTACCGATGCTAAAGCAATTAAGTATGTTGGCGTCGTAGATCAACAGTCTGCAGCTGCTTTAACAGATGGAGATATAGCTTTTAAGGGAACCGCAACAACTACAGGTGTTGAACCTAGTGCATCAGAAGTAAAAGCTTTTTATGTTAAATATGATAGTACGTTAGGTACTGTAGCTAATGTAATTGTTACATTTGATTCACAACAACACGCAGTATTAAGCGTGGGAGAGTCTGTATGTATACCGTTGGTGAGCGCAGATTTAGCAAAATGCAAAATAAACGCTTCTGCTTATCAACTAGATACTCATGAAGCAACAGTAACAGTAGTATTAATAGGTGACTAATGGCTAATACGTGGAAAAAAGGAAACTTTGGATTAGAGTCCTTTGATACAATTGGTTCTGCTATGAATGAATTGGTTCAAACATTTACAGATAATTTAGATGCAAATTTTTCTAATGTTGCAATACCAGGGGATGAAACTTATTCTGATGTAAATATTGTAGCTGATGAAACTTACAGCAATGTATCTATACCTATTGATGCTAGTTATAGCGATGTAACTAAAGCTTCTAATCCTACTTATAGCAATGTATCTAGTGTTTCTATTCCAACATATAACGATAAAGGAGTATCAACATAATGGGTGGAACATTATCAAAACCAAATAAAATTAAAGATATATATACTAAGATAGTATTTTACGATGGAAATAAATTAAAATACGACAATGGTACAGCTGATGTAGTAATTACAGAAGCAGACAATTTTTCAGGAGATATAGTAGGAGGTACAGGAATTACTGCTACTACATTAAATGGAGAAACAACAATAAGTGTAACAGACGCTGAAGTCTTGTTGCAAAATGAAGATATAAATGGGGGAGCATATTAATGGCTAATACAATAACAATTAAGAAAAATGCTTACAATAGTACAAGTGCACCAACAAGTTTAGCGTTTGGTGAATTGGCTGTTAATAACAATAACGGCTCTGGTGCAAAACTATATGTAGGTTCAAAAACAAGTGGAAACAGTGCTGATGTAACAGATCTACAATCAACTATATTAGCAGCAGTACCTATAGCAACAGTCGCATCAAGCGATTCAGGAACTAAGGGTAAGGCTCAATTTAGTAGTGATAATTTTGCAATAACAGGTAATGGTTTTGTTACAATTAAAGATAGCGGTATTGTTGCTGCTGAACTAGCAAGTAGTTCTGTAACAGCGGCTAAGATTGACTCAGCTGCAGTAACAACTGCTAAAATTGCAGCAGATGCTGTAACGAATGCAAAAATGGCTGACAACTCAGTAGACACAGCTCAGGTAGTAAATGATTCTATTACAGCTGATAAACTAGCACACAATTTAACATTACCAGGCAATGTTTCAACTGGTGGAACATTAACAGTAGGTGGAAATTTAACTGTAAATGGTACTACTACTACAGTAAATTCAACAACTACAACACTAGATGATCCTATTATGACACTTGGTGGAGATACAGCACCAGGTAGTGACGACAATAAAGATAGAGGATTAGAGTTTAGATATTATTCTGGAAGTGCAAAAGTTGGATTTATGGGTTGGGATGACTCAGAAGCAAAGTTTACATTGATGACTGATGCTACAAATAGTAGTGAAGTATTTTCTGGAACATTAGCTGCATTGAAGATGGGAGCGCTTACTGCAAGTTCAGTAACTGGTGCTACTATTGATGGCGGCACATACTAATAAAGGAATTAAATGGCAGTTGACAATACTATATTAGTTAGACGTGGGTCTGGAACACCTGATTATACAGATTTTAATCAGTATGAATTAGCATACGACTATACTAACGATAAACTATACATACGTGATGGTAATGCTATGGTCGAAGTTGGTTCATCAAGTGGTGGGGCTACTGGAGATATTGATAGTGTAACTGCGGGTACTGGTTTAGATGGCGGTGGATCATCTGGAGATGTCACTCTATCTGTTGACGTATCAGACTTTATGGCTAATGGAGCAGACAACAGAATACTTACTGCTACTGGCACAGATGCTATGAACGCAGAATCACAATTAACTTATAATGGTGCAGGATTATTAGAAATACATAAAGAT